CTTTGTTGTGATGACACAACCTTCAGTTCAGACTGAACAGGCGGGGCCTTCTTTGCGCCCTTTGCCCTCGGTATATAGCCGAGAATATTCTCAATTTGGGAATAATACTAATGTCTCAGAGGCATTTGAGAGAAATCCTCTCTTAAAACTTTGTTGCAAGCTTGCAACCTTCCGCAGTGGGAAGAAAGGAGAAATTCTCTTATTTAAGAACCTTAAAGGTTCTAAAAGGTTATATAACCTTATTGGGTATGCTTTACCCAAGACGAGTTTTAAACGTCTTTCCCTCCTTTCGAGAGAACAGTGGAACACACTGGAGCAGTCTTGGACTGCAAATATGCATTCAGTATTACTGAATCCGGATTTCAATCCGTTAGTATATGATGAGAAACTCATCGATAGCATTAAGCGCTATAAAATCTGGTTTCTCAGATTTTTCTTGAGGGGAAAGATCATCCTCAAATCGGATGGAACATCCGAAAAGAAAAAGCACGTCGTGCTATCCAATCTCGATAAGGGATTAACTGCCTTGAAGACAGTTGCTGGATATTTCCAGTGGTATTTGACCAATGATGTCAAATCAAACAGGAGACCTCCTGTCCTTCCCTTTTGGAAAGGCTGGGATCATCGAACCCAGACACTAAACTTTGTTTGGTTCAGTGGGCATCTTTCCCACTATAGAAGTCTCGAAAGAGACTTTTCAGACGCAGATTTGGCTGCGTTGGCCCAGATACGGACCTTTGGGAGGGCTCTTCCTCCACCAAGCAGAAATGCTTGCAGGAAAGATCTCCTGGAACAGATTAAAATTCTGTGTGAACCAAGATTGGTTCCTGAAGAGTGGCTTCAGATGGCGGAAATTTCTGCCAAACGAGCAGCGATTCGCTGGTCGATACGAGAAATGCCTCGTGTGACTCATTTTTCTATGAGTACCAGCGGTTGCGCTGAAATACCGTCTACGAAAGGCGGTCAGGCGGCATATTTCCGCCTTATCTATGGGCCATGGGCCCTGACTAAAGTCGATGACTTTATTTTCCGGATAAATGATACCGGAGAGGAAGTTAAATTTCCCTTCATCTGTGAAAATTCACAGATCTCGGATATGACCGAGATAACTGACTGCTATGGTCAGTATGTATTCCCAAATAAATGGGAATTTCCACCAACATTTGAGTGGGGATTTTGTCTATTAGACGTCGCCTATAGGCGACTTGGTGCGACATTTCGCATAGCTTGGGCTTACAAGCTTATTGAAAATTTTCAATTTTCGCGGGAAATTGGCCCGCTCATATTGCTTTTAGCAACGGCGGAATCCTATCGCCAAGGTCACTTTGTGGACCTCGACGGGAATTCCGTTGAACCAGATTATTATCTGGAGACTGGGAAATTCCCAAAGATTCCCCTCTTTAAGGGGAAACGCATTTTGCGTTATAAGGTGGATATTCCACCATTGGCCAACCTTACTTGTTTGGCTGAGCCAGGGGCGAAAACTCGCCCACTTGGTAATAATCAAGTACATTTCCTGGTAATTACCAGGGCCATGAGATTCATGGTTGAACCCATCTTCGCAAGAGATGGCCGTCTGAGAATTGGTCTCAGATCCACAAATAAAATGTGGTCCTTTCTGAAGTTTCTTCAGACCCGATCTGATGATTGGTCTGGGTTTTATGCCCAGTCTAGTGACTTTAAGTCATCAACGGATTATATTCCGTTAAGTTTAATCAATGCCATATGGAAAGGCATTAGTTCGGAAATTCCCGAAGATCACCCTTTTATGGTGTATTACGATTATATCGTAAGTACAAGGAGACTCTCCTTGTTAGATTTTAAGGAATTATATTCCTTTATCTCCAATACAGGAGAAGAGGGAAAACTCCCTTTCTTCCACCAATGTGGAAGCTTCATGGGCGAGGCCATGAGTTTTATGACCTTAAGTTTGGTCACCGTCGTCATTGATGACGTAACGGAATTTTTATTCCGTAAAGAATTTAATAAATTCCAAGACCTCAAAGAGGACTCTAACCAGATGATTACTCTGGATCTGCCAAAATATGCAGAAGAATTCGCTAATAGCGATAACCTCGCACCAGAACCTGCGTGCGGGTGCGGCGATGATTGGGCCGCAATCCGGAAATATTTCGGACAGATTACACTTTGGAAAAGTGTTGCATGCTCCATGGGCATGGTCTTCTCTTGGAAGGACGCCGTATCACGGCGTATCTTGATCTTCTGTGAAGATCATGCGCAAATCGGCGCAGACAACAAGGTTGTCTATATCGACATTATTAAAAGTCGATTACTCACGTCAATGACGCGACAACACTCCGATAATCGGAGCAGCATACTCGGCAAGGGCCGGATGCTTCGTAATCAACTTGATTACTTCGAGAACAAAGGTCTCAAATCGTCAATTATGACGGTATACCGTGAGATATTCTCACAAGTGTATAAAGATACACTTAAGTGGGCAAATATCCCCCTTTGGCTTCCCCCCGCATGCGGGGGGGTGGGACTCCCGATGTTAGAATCGGAAGTTCCAGCCTCGGGGTGGAAATTCATCCGTTATATCTATGATATAACCGAGATGAAGGACCCACTGGAGAAGGCATTGCTTTCTTATGAGTTAAAAACACTCAATAAACCCCAGAAGAAGGGTATCTCCACTTGGGAGAAGAGTCTGGAAATTTTCCGGAAAGTCCTGACGGGACATGAAGGCAAAGCCTTCACTTACCATCAATATGATGGTGACCTCACAAATTGCGAGGTTAATGGTTTTACCATTTATAACGATAATTTCGTTAAGGACCTTTTGTCCTTTATAGGAATCAATGTTCCTATGGATCCTTATGATCCTTCTAGACAGGACTTTGATGCCCTGAAGAATGAGGCTTCACTCATTAATTTCATCAAAATTGATGATCTTCTCGATGAAATCGAGAGATCGTGTAATTTCCACGAATTCCTTACTAAGGAAGTTACCCGCGAACAGCGGACCTTACATAAATATTGTAAGGACGCCAGTAGATACTGGCGGAAAGTCGGGATATTTCCCAACGAAGGGACCAATGGTCTCACACGGGCAGATTGTCCGAAATTCACCACTTGGGTGAAGCTAGAGAAAGAACTTCTCTTCGGCCTAAACGGCTGGATATATATGGGAGATCAATCCCATAACGTTTTTGAAGCGTTCCCCACACTCAAAGTGAGTTTTTCTTCCGGAAGACGGAAGGTTTTGCCAGATTTGGGCAAACCCAGGAATATTCCTGATTTCATTAACATTGTTAATGCTTCCCTCAAAGGGGAGGATGATACCTGAGAAATTCCCATCGGTGCAAACTGTTGGGTCAGGTTAAGCAATAATGCTTTAAAGCCGACCGTTAGCGGCTAACCACAGATCCGTGGTGGAGTTAAACACTCCTACTCGGCGGAGTTCACCGATTGTGTTCGGGTTCCGAACGACCGAGACGACGACGTCGAATATCGAGTGTCAAATTGACATTCGATTGCATAGAAAGTAATATCGCGGATGGCGAATACTTTCTCATCGAACAATGTTCGATATTCCGTAATCGGGATCACGGCTTAAAGAAGTCAACTGTACAAAGTACAGAAATGGTTTAACACCACTAAAGTCCG